AAATTTTTATTATCGTGGGAGTCTTATTGGTGATAGCAGTTTTGGTTTCTGCATTCTCAGGGATGTTTTCAGGTAAAAAAAGAAAAAGATCTTCGAGAAAAAGTACAGGTGATGCTGATGTAGAAGAAGAGGTTGAATATGCTGATACAGGACCAAGCTGTGAAAGAAATAAGAAGCTCAAAGCGAAAGAGGGCAGCCTCGGTGCTTGTGATTCAGTAAGTGATATTGATCCTGTGGGTGTTACATTTACAGGTTCATACTTTAAACCAAAAGCTCCTATTAGAGGTAATAGTTGGATACATGAACTATCTTCAACTGACAACAAAAAGGAATATATAGCAGCTCACCAATCTTCGGATAATTATTGTAAAATGGTTCGTTTTCAAGTAAAGAAGAGTGGTGATTTTTGTAGATACAAAACACTTGATGCCGGCTATTTCCCATCTGAAAAAGGACAGGGTAAGTCACTGTGCACAAATGAAATTAATGTATTAGATAGTTGGAGTCAGAAGAATGATCAAACACTGGCATTCAGTGACAGTGATGGGGGTTATGGAATTCAAGAATTGAAATATAATAAGTTCTGTGATTGAAATAAATTTCTAACGGTACATTAATACAAAATGTCGCAGCGACTTGGAATGGCCGATGGAAGGTGTTTCACCATACACTCTTCAGCCCAACTTACTAACAACTATCTCATGGAGCAAAATGGTATTAGCTTCGAGGACAACTATTCATTCCGCAAGGCTATGCAGAAGCAGGGACCCGAGTTTCTCAACAAGCTCAAGGAACAGTCCCGTGATAAGTGTGACCAGTGCCACCCTTACTCCAACATGTCTAAAACCTATTAGGTGTGATAAATTTTAATAAAAACTTTAGAATTATACTGTAGAATGCCAGAATGTGCAATATGTCTCGGCGAGGTAAGGTCAACAAGGNCCAACNCACCCATCCGTTGTGGACATATTTTTCATTCCCACTGTATACAAAAGTGGAAGGATGAAGGTAAGAANACTTGCCCAACTTGTAGAAAAGTTTTTGATGTTTCACAATTTAAAGTTACANTGACAGTTCAGAACAATTACACAGCNGAGTCTAACACTGTGTCATTGGAGAGTGAAGCTATCTTCAATATTATGGATATTTTTGATATGTCATTTGATGTTGAAAATACGGTAGATTTAGACAGTCTTCTTGCGGACCTTGGGGTGAGTCTTACCGACCTTGATGCCCTTGTCCTTGACACAGAAGGATGAGCAGTACTTCTCGTAATTTAAACCAGGGTAGTTTTTATCAGCCTTTCGGGGATCTTTGATAGATTTACCAGATGCATCAGTCAGAAGTGGACCAGTAGCCCACCCCCTCTTGTGACTGAATACATTTGCTCTGAATGCAATACGCTTGGTAGGAGCAAACTTTCCACCCTTCTTTACCCGAGAAACAGGAATCTTAAAGAACTTAGCTACAGACTCTTGGGTGTCNCCAGGTTTAACACGATACTCTATGACTCCATGTTGAACATAAAAGTGGAAATCACCTTGACGAATGTAGTTTGTAGGTCTTCCAGGACAGACGAACATCATTACTTTATAGTACCCCTTCTTACATTTTTCATTCGCCTTCGCAGCATATATCTTAGTTGGGTTATCTGAAATAACGCGCTTTGGAAGTCCAGTGCAGTGAGTATAGTTATGACTTCCGTTTGAAAGACCAGACCNATCTCCAGGAATGGATTTTTGCCATCTATANGCCTGATANTCTCCTACCGCATATGCNTAACAGTTNTTNTTACCNACACCAGTAGAAGTACCCCAACGNTTATTGGTATATTTCCTTTCCGAACCACTCAAAGGTAAGTTCTTCATTTATATTGATACAGAAAAAAATATCCGTATCTAATAAATGTTTAAGGAAATCGTCAAGGCTGAAAATAAGTCCGATATGCTCACCGAGCTTCTCGTGTTCGTTCTCAATGTTCTCATTGCGACCTTCATCCTCCGCGTCGCGTGGAACAGGGCTCTCGTCCCCCACATCTCCGCCCTCAAGCCCATCAAGACCATGCTTGATGCTTTCTTCCTCGCCCTGTCCATCAACATCCTCAAGGGTGTTTAAAACTCTTGGTAACCAACAGTCTTTTCACCATTAGGATCAATAGTGGTTGGGAAGGCATCCATTCCTGAACAACCACCTTTATCACAATCAATAAATTCGTAAGGCTTACCAGCCTTCTTCATGTAGTCTAACTGCTTACGAGTCCATCCACAACCCATGGTCCCGTAAATAGTCCATTTCTCACCGTTGGAGGTGACGTGATGCTTACCCGTCTGTGTCAGCAGGTAAATGTTCACAATGATGAGAAGTGCGAGAAGCCACATAGTTTATTATACATAAATATTATTCTTCCGAAGAGAAGGCGAGTAAATTAATAATGTCTGTGAAATAATCAACAGATGCATCTATGAAATCACCATTGTAGTTCCTTTGTAAAATCTGATTTGTATCATAAAGAACAAATAGACCAAAAATAAGAATACCTATTTTAGTGAGATTCTTGTCACCAGGTCTGAACAGACGTGCGATGAGAAGAGCTAATAGGGCAAAAAATAAAACAGTGCCCATAGTTCTAAGATTGAGACCAAGTTGAACCGAGATGAATCCCGCAATAATCATGGAAATGAATATAGCAACCGCTTCTAAAAGTGCTTCGCGTAAGTCTCTAACACGATGATATAACAACCCAGTAATGAGAGAAACAGCAGTAAATAGAATAAACTTGCTCTTGATACCAAGGTTAGCAAGTATAAGTGTTAACATCAAAGCTATACTGGATATAATGAGAAGAAGACGGTTCTTCTCAGTAAACTCCGAAACTTCACTATTTTTTAGTGCCGCCTCTACCCCTTGATATACCATAAAACCCTGAAAAATAAGATGACCAATTACGGTTGCCATAAAAGGTAACTTATCTTTGTTCATTTATAATACTCATATAAATTATTTACAAATTTTAGTTTTGAGCATATTGCGTTCATTATTTGTCAGACTGTTCACGTAGTTGTTTATCTTTTTGGTATTGACCTTGGGTGTGGGGGTCTTAGCCCGAGCCCTCTTTTCCCTCTCAGCCTTGTTCTTAGCCAGAGCCGTCTCGTATGCACCCTTTCTCACATACTCACGCTTCTTACCCTTTACGTCAACGAACGAGTACCGCGCATCACGCCCAAGTTGTATCTGACGATTGATCTTTGCTTGCATCTTGTCACCGTAAGCTTTCAAGTTCTTTTGCTTAGCCTCATGATACGCGGACTTACTTTCAAATTCCTGCTTCTTACCGTTTACGTCAACGAAAGACCTCCAGTACTCGTTCTTCTTGGGTGTGGGGGTCTTGGGTTTGGTCTTTTCTCTCTCAGCCTTATTCTTAGCCAAAGCCCTATCGTATGCAAACTTCCTGACAAATTCACGCTTCTTACCCTTTAAGTTGACGAAAGAGAACTTCTCCTTGAGACGAACAGGTGTAGGGGTCTTACCCTTGGTAGCCTTGATGGCTTGAATCCTAGCGTTCAGCTTGTTCGCAGCCTTCTTCCTCCCACTCTCAATCTTCCTTGCATATTCCATCATATTGGAAGGGGACATCACAGCATAAGGTGCGTTAGCCTTGGGGCTTGGACTGGCTGTTTGAATCTCGGGGACTGGGTTAGGACGTGCAACACCAGGTCTCCTCATAGGTGGTTTGGGTTTGGGCTTAGCAAGTACAGCTGCAGCCCTCTTAATCGCACTGTTCATCTTCTTCTTCCTTTCCGTGGTTGAGAGTTTGGGGCTGGGAGTCTTAGCCTTGGGAGTCTTAGCCTTAGGAGGAGTCTTAGGCTTAGGCTTGGGCTTAGGAGCGATCAATTTGAGAGCCTCTGAGAGAGTCTTTGGTCTATTCGTTGATTTCTCATCAGTTAAGAATGGATGCGTCAAAATAGTTTTGAATGTGGGAAGGTTTGCTCGGAGGGCGACGTGGTAATCTGAGAGTAGATATCCCTGGCTGGTGAATTTTCCGTTAAACTCGAGGAACTCTTTATTCGGTATAAGCTCTTCGATGAAATTTTTAATAGCTCGCTCCTTAGCATTTTCTGGCTGTCTCACCTTAACATAAATGATATACAAGAACCTATGAATATCATAGTAAATCGTGCCTGGACCTATTCCATGCCCGTATATACCCGCACCCTCATATCCACCATCCTTCGTTTCCGGGTTTGGCATACGCCTGGACCAGTATGATAAACCAAAATCAATGATATGTGCTTCTACACCAGCGTTTGTACGCTTATACTTTTTGATATCAGGTGAACCGAGACGACTCCTAAAAGATCCACCAGGATCGTTCCGAATTACTTTACGACCGAGGTCAACTTTCCAAGTGTATGGGGTGGTGGAAGCATCTGGGTTAACCATCACATTACCTC